TCATGGTGAGGGGCTGACCCGCTTCGGGTAGGGCTGCGGGCGCATTCGCAAGTCCCGCCGAAAGCCGGGGCGCAGAAAGACCAGATAGCGGTACTGCCGCAACGTTCGGGCGGCCGCGCGTTCCAGATTTTCCCTCAGGAAAATCCCCCTCTGCCCCGCCTTCTTATGGGCGGTCAGGAGCATGGAATGGTAGGTCTCTCCATCCAGATCATAGAAGGTGGTGCGGTGGCTGCCGAGGTACAGGAAGCTGCACGCCTGATAGACCACCCCCAACCCGCCACAACGTTCGTCGGCGAACGACTGGATCCATTTGACCTTGGGGCAAGCCCGTTTCAGGTACTTGATGGCGTAGCTGATCGCGCGGCTTTCACTGTTGCGCGGCGCCCTGTCGTCAAGCCACATCCGATTGAGTTCGAGGTATTCATCGACGGCGGTATTGGCGACGATCTTGCCCACCGCCCGAGGGTTCATGGCGTATCCCAGTTGCAGGATGCCCAGCAAGTCGCCGTCGATATACACCCCAAGATGGACGTAGGAGTTCATCACGACGCGGCGTGAATAATGGTTGTCCAGAATGATCCGCACCGCCTGCTGGCGAGGAATGGCCGCAACCCAGAAGTCGCGCGTGCCGAAGCCGGCGACCACGCCGAGCGACCCGAAGACGTACCCCGGCTGGTCATTGGTCGGTCGACGAATGATGCCAGGAAGAGGGGGATGGTGAGGTGGGCGAGCAGCCACAAGGATCTCCGTTTGATGGCGCTCGCGGCGCTCCGGGAATGGGGCTCGCGGCCCTCTGAATGCGATTGATCCCCCCACAACGGGGGCACTTGATCTCGATATCGAGCGGCCCGCCGGCTGTCTTGCACAACAACCGGCCGCAGCCGCAGCGGATGGACTCCATGGCGCGTGACCGTTAAAACAGCCCCGCCCGGTGCACGGGTGCGGGGATGACCGGATATCCGGCCGGTGCTGGTCATACGGGGGTCCTTCCCGTGGTTCGGGGTGCTGTAACACCCCGTCCCCCCGCCGGCCGGGACCGGCGGGGTACAGCGTCATCTCAACCGGCGGCGCCCGGCCACCCCGTCTCGATGTCATCGGCCGGGTCGGCCAGCAGCGCGGCCTCGTGGCTGAAGCACGCCTGGACATGCGCCGCCACGGCCAGCGACAGGGCGATAATCTGGTCGGCGCCGAGCGGGTGCCACAGCCCGTCCGCCCCCTTCCAGCCGCCGCCATCAGGCCACAGCCCGTCGCGGGCCAGGGCATAGGCGGCGGAGATCTTGGCCTGACTCTCGCGATCGGTGGCGACCGGCCAGCCCTGCCACACGATCCCGCCCGTCTCGGCCGCCCAACGACGGGCGGCGATCTGACCGGGGCGCAGCGCCGCCGCCTCGTCGGCCGACAGCGCCGGCCGGGCCTCGGTCTCCCACACCTGGGTCGGGGTGCCGTCGATCAGCTCGACCCGCCAGCCGGTGACGATCACCCCGCCGCGCGGCTCGCCGCTCAGCGTATAGGCGGTCGGCGTCTCGTCGGGCCGGTCGGCCATCGTCACCGGGACCAGCCCGGGGATGGTGGATTTGTGCCAGTCGGCGAGGTAGGTCACCCCCTCGGGGTCGACGTAGGCGTCGGTGGCGTCGATCAGGTGCAGCGCGCCGTCCGCGTCGGTCGTGAGGTCGGTCCAGTAGGTCATTGTCGTCATCCCGTCGTCAGAGTGATCACGATCCGGCTGGGACCGCCGGGGGTGACGGTATCGACCGTCCCGCCCACCCCGCCGACACCAACGCCGGCCAGGTAATCGGCGTCGGCGGTGTTGGGCGGGGTGGCGCCGGATCCGGCGATCAGCACACCGGCGGTGATCGAGGCCGACAGATAGCCGGATCCACCGCCGCCGCCGCCCGAGTTGGAGTAGCCGCCGCCACCCCCGAAATAGCCCCCGCCCCTCGAGCCGCCCTGAAGCAGGGCGGGGCCACCCAGGTAGGCCGCGCCGGCATACGCCGCCGTGCCCGATCCCCCGGCGCCGGGGGTGGTCTGGTTGCCGCCACCGCCGGAGGCGGCGGCGTTGGCGGTCGTGACGGCCGGGGTGCCGCCGCCGCAATAGCCGGCCGTCCCGCCCCCGGCGCCGCCGGGATAGGGAGACCGGGTGCCGCCGCCACCGCCACCGGCGGTGATCAGCTCGACCCCGGCCCGGCGGATGGCGGCCCGTCCGCCGCCACCAGCCGACGTGCGCGAGACCAGATCGCTCGACCCGCCCCACGATCCGCCGCCGCCGCCATAGGCGCCGGCCGTGACGCTGGCGCCGTCCGCCGGCCCGACCACGGGGCCGCCGCCGCGCCCGGCAACGATCGTCAGCACATCGCCCCCGGTGACGACGATAACGCCCGAGGCGTACCCGCCGGCGCCGCCGGCCGCCGTGATGCCGGCGCCGCCCGCCGCCCATAGCTTGACGGTGGCCCGCCTATACCCCCACGGGACGGTCAAGGCTTGGTCGGCGCCAGTGGGGGCATAGATGTAGGTGCGCGGCAGTAGCACACCGCCGGCCAGAAGCATCGTGCTGACGATCGAGGCGGTCGGCTCGCAGCCGTGGCGGTCGAGCCAGTCGTAAACGTCCCGGCCATGCCACAAAGACCGATCCAGGCTGATCAGGGTGAGGTCGGGGCGCACGAGGCCGGGGGGCTGAATCAGCATGATCAGGCCCCCGCGCCGTCGAGCCGCGCCGCGATCAAGTACATGTTGAGGGCGCCGTCGCAATAAAACGTCAGCCAGTCGTGCGCACCCGCCGCCGCCGACAGGGTGAGACCAGACAGCCCGTAATACCCCGAGACGAAGGCAAGTGTGGTCCCCGCCGCGCCATGCCCGATCCGCAGATTGTAGAGCGCCCCGGCGCGGCGGTTGGTGGGCAGCGCCAGCGTGCGGCTGGCCGCGATCGTCACCGCCGCCATCTGCGCGGTCGACCCGTCCCACGCGATCGTCGCCGCGTCAGTCAGGGTGATCAGGGTGGTGGCCTGGGTTGCCGTCCAGGTCAGCGGCGCGTCAATGGTTGGGATCCTCGACAGGACGCCGGCGGCCGTGGGCGGCATATAGATGTACGCGCCCCTGAAGGTCCCGCCCGCCTCGTAAATCCTGAAATTCCCTCGATCGACATCGACAATGATGTCGTTTCCATTAAACGGATGGTCCGCCCCGGTTTGAAAATTGAGAGTGCTGCTCCAGCTTTCGCTATTTTTCAGCAGTCGCGGATTTTTGTTCGACACCCGCGTGGCGATGGCGGCGGCGATGCGTGCGTCGATCGCCTTGCGAAGCTGAGCCAGATCAGCTTCATCCGGCGCCATCCCGGCCGAGGTGATCACCGCGAGGATCTCGTCGGTGACGGCGTTGGCCCAGGCTGCCGGATCGCGCGAGGGCGGCACGGTGCCGTCGGATGTGCCGTCGGTGAACTTGCCCCCGTGGAGGGCAACGTCGGGCAGGCTTTTGGGGTAATCCATGTGGGCCTCAACTGAACAGGACGGTGGTGTGGGCGGGAGCGAGGCGACGCAGCAGACAAACGAGGGGGTAATTGCCCCAGGTCGTGTAGGGCTCGCCGCAATAGCTCCGGCCGTAGCGACGCGGGCGCGTGGTGTCGGCAACCCGCACTCTCCAGACCGCCTGCATTTCCTGGCCGCCGTAATGGCCCCCCATGGGCCGGCGGCCATACCAGCGCGCGCGGAACTGGTCGATTTCGATCTCGTAGCCGAGTGCCCGGGCAACCTCGATGAAATAGGCCGGCGATTGTCCGCCGGTGGCGATCATCCGTGCCCAGGCGATGGCGCGGCGTTCGGCGATCGTCGTGGCGGCGCCCGTGCATTCGTCGGGCAATCCGAGCGACGCCTCCCACTCGGGCAGCAACCAAAGCGCGGTGCGCGGCGTCCGCTCGGCAAGGATCTGCTCGAACGCGGCATCGATACGGGCGAACTCGGCGGCGATGGCGGCAAGGATACGGCCGCGCACGCTATCGACGTCGCGCGGCCAGGCGCTGCCGGGCGGATAGAGCGACAGCATCAAGGTTGTATAGGCGTCCGCATTCCGGCTCATGCGTACGCCTCGAAGGTGATCGATCGCACCACCGCCATCTGGAAGCGGGTCAACGCTTGATCGGTGGCCGGCGCAAGGATCTTGTGGCGGATCTCGCCCGCGGCGGCACTGATCGCGGCCGACAGGCGAGATCGCGCCCCCATGATGCCGGGCTCTGATTCGGCCCGGTACCACGCGCGCACCGCCGCCGCGATCGCCGCCTGGACCTCGGCGGTGTTGGGGTCGATGGCGATGAGCAGATCGTGCGGGACCGGGTCTGGTGCCCTTACGACGCACTCCGCGCACACCGGCAGGATATCGGGGCGATCGATGTACGCCTGCACCGCCGCGATTTCGGCGGCGGCAGGGATCGGCCCTCCGGCGTTGCCGTCGCGCACCACAAGCACGGTCACCAAACCCGGGGCGGGCGTCGCCCGATAGACCCAGGCCCGCGTGATGCCGGCGACCTCGCGCGCCCAGCGTTCATAGTCGTCGGGGCATCCTCCATGCGGCGGCCGGCGGCGGCGCTGGCGAAGACGGGACAGCAGACTCGGGGCGCCCTCCTTATCGACACCGCCCGTGAACCCGCCGCTGACGCCGCGAGTCGACAGGCCCGCGATCGGTGAGACCAGGGCCATCGACACCCCGGCGTCGAGGTTGCCGGCCGCACCGGCGATCACGGCCGCCGCCGTCAGACTGGCGGTCGGGGTCGAGACCACCGCGTCGGCCAAGGTCACATAATCCAGTCCGCCGGCTTGCAGGATGGTGCCGGCCGCGACGGGGATGTCACCGATGCCGGTACGGGTCACCAGCACAGTCCCGGATGCGGCCACGGCTGGCTGCGGGTAGATCGCCCAATCTGCCGCCAACTGAACCAGATGGTCGTAGTCGGTATCTTCGTCCGGCAGGATCTGATCGGCGATCCGTAGGCCGAAATCGTAAAGCCCGCTCGCCACCTCGGCCAGCACATGGCCGCTGACGTTGAGATCACTGCCCGGGAGTCTGGCATCCGCCCCCGGGAGTTTGGTCTCGACGGTCGCGATGTAGCGGTCGAGCAGCGCAAGGTACGTCGGACGATCAAGCGCCATTATTCGTCCCCCAGTAATAGTCGTAGCGTTTGGTCCACACCGTGCCGTCGCGCCGATGCACCTCGATCAACAGGCCGAGCAATCCCGGCCCCGTCACTTCGGCGGTGACCTCGACCCGGGCAGCCAGCTTGCGCTTGACCAGCCACGCCAACGCCTGGGTGGCGTAGCGCTGGGCCTTCGCCACTACTTCGGCGGTCTGCTTTTCACGCGACAGCAGCCACAGGTGCGATCCAAGTTCATCGGCGTCTGGCAGGGCGGCGCGCTGGCGCCAGGTCAGGCACCAGCCGCGCCGATCGCCGGTGTTGTCCGGCAGGCGGGCATCGGCCGGGGCGCGCCGGTCGGTGAACAGGCTGATGGTCACCGCACTTTCGAGGCCGGCGGTGAGGCGGATCATGCCCACCGGGTCCAGCACCAGGGAGCCTGCCAGTGTGTCGGTGTCGTAGCGGAGCAGACGGTCGCTCATCGGGCGCATCCCGCCATGAGAGAGCATGGCATCACGGCACCTCGGGCGGATGGAGGGGATGGCTGGTGCCGGTCGAGCCGATCACGTAGCTGTGGCGTTCGGTGGGGGTCCACACCTCGCCGTTGCCACCGCAATCGATCGCCAGACGCGCTTGGGCGTGGATCGCGATGTCGGGGGCCTCGACACGGATCTTGATGGGGCTCTCCGCCACGATACCCTCGCGAGTCAGGTGGACGCGTTGGCCAAGATCGTCGTGGATCGCGACCTCGCCGTACTCAAGGGTCATCGTGTAGCGGCCGTCGAACAGCCGCACCGCGACGCCGTTAGACCTCAGGCCCCCAATGAACAGCATCAACGCCTCGGCCCCCGGATGAGGCCGTGACGACAGGCCGTAATCCTGGGTGTACTCGCGATCGCCCAGCACTTCGCCCGCGACACCCTTGATGGTGGCGCGCGGCGTTCCGCCTCCGGCGTCGAGCGCGGCGAGCACCCCGCGGCCGACCATCATCGCGACTCGGTCGCGGATGGACTGAATCGCCGCCAGGAGTCTCACCATGCGACACCCCCGGCCTCTTTGGTGGCGAGAAGGTTGAATGCCCCGGGGCCGACCAGGGATAGCGTCGCGACGGTGCCCTCGTCCTTGTCCAGGGACAGGTCGACCGAGGCGATCAGGCGGTCGCCCGATACCATGAGGCTGGGTGCGCGCACCTCGACCAGCAGGTTCGGCCGCCAGATCCCCTCTCCATGACGCCAGCCCCGGACCTTGACGGTGACGGCTTCGGCCTTGGCCTTGGCGACCATCGCCTCCCAAGCGGCCTGCTGCGTGGCGGTGACCCCATCCGCCAGATCGTCGGCCATTCGAGCGGTGGGGCGATAGCGACGGATCCCATTGTCGTGGGCGTGTCCCGTCGTTCCGGCGTTGGCGCCCGCGTCTCCCCATTGCCCCGACTGGGCGTAGACCGTGTAATCGCGCCAGCGCCCGATGCGGCCATCCTTCACCCGCAGCCCTTTGGCGTTCTTACCTTCGACGAGCGCGCAGCCCGCACGGCCGGGGGTGCCCGGACCCAGCACCAGGATGCCGCGGCCGTCGGAGTAAGGGAGGATGCCGCGCGCCGCGCACAGGCGCTGTATCGCCGCGCCCGCTTTCTCGCCTTTCTGAAGCGCGAACAGCGCGAAGGGTTTGCCGGGATTGACCCCCGGGGCAAGGGCCGCGGCGATGCCGAACGGTCCGCAGATTTCTCGGGCGATCTCGACCAGACCCCGATCTTTCCACTCGCCCGGGCTGTTCATCGCGGCGCAATCAACCAGATCGGCGGTGGCGTCGCGGCCGGTGACGGTGATCGTGTGGGCCGAGGTGCTGAGATCCCGCTCGACCTCGTCCACATGGCCGTTGATCACCACCGCGTCACCGATCCGCACTTCGACGGCATCCTCCTTGCGGATCGGCCGGATCGCCGCACCCGGCCACTTTTCGGTGAGGCCAATGCTGAAGCCGCCGGCCAGGGCATCCATACCCATGCGGATCGACGACACGTTGGTCCAGCCGCGGTAATCGATACCGGCGACGCGCAGGGTGACCAGAGACGCGGGGTCAAGCATCCGCCACCTCGTCGTCAAGCACTTCGAGCCCCACGCCGGCGGGGACAAAAAGCGGATGCCACACCAACGCGCGATTGCGGCTCACGATTTCGGCCGCCCGCGACGCGTCGCCCAGTTCGGCCCAGGCGACCATCGCCGCCGGCTGTGCCTGGCCCAGTTCGACCCGGCGCATACGGGCCAGCGAGCCGGCCTTGACGCCGAGCGCCCGGGCGGTTGCGGCGCGCAGGTCGGACAGCGCGGCGAATACCTGGCCGACGGCACCATCGTCGATGCGCGCAAGATCGATCGTCGCCACCGCCAGATCACGCGCCTTGATCGCGTCGTCGCGGCTGTCGTAGCTGCCTTCGGCCGCCACCTCGGCGGCGGCGATCGCCGCCTGACGCCGAATCAGGCGGGCCAGGGCCGCGCGGTTGAGATCCTGTCGGGCCGAGGTTGTCGTGGCTGCCGGCACCGGCACCGCGCCCGCGGTAGCGGCAAGGGCCGAAACCGCGCCGACGGTGGCGACGCTGCTGGTGGCGCCATCCGAGCCCGAGGACGAGGATCCCGACGTGGAGCCCAGCGACGTCGAGAGTGCGGCAACCAGCGATCCGAGCAGGTCGCCAAGGCCGACCGCGTCGCGCACCACTGCCCAGGGGTCGGCGAGCAACCGGGTGAGAAGACCATAGGCTGACTGTGCCCGACCCAGCAGACCGGTGGCGCGCGCCACGAGCGATCCGTACCTGTCGGTCATCGTGCCGTAGGCGCCAGCCGCTTCTCCCCAGGCGTCCCCCACCAGCCCGGCCGCTTCGCCGAGAGCCGAGGCGCCCAGTTCCGCCTGGATGATGGACAGCGCTTCGCTGACTGCCCCCATGGCGTCCGCTTCAACCAGATCGAGGCCCATCGTGTCGTACTCGGCCGCGAAATCGTCGAGCGTCGCGGCGCGCGCTGCCACCGCCGCGTCGGCTACGCCACTCGTCGCAGGGGCGCGTTCTTCGGGATATTTGTTCTCGCCCTCTTCGGTGAACACCATACTGAAGCGGGCCATCCCGCCTTCGCGCGTGCTTTCCTGGATGCGGGGGCGTTGCGACAGGACCACCGTCTTCTCGCCCATGGTTGGATGAACCAAGGTGCCGGGGCCGCTTTCCTTCAGCGCCTTGATCAGCTTGTCGCGGGCGGTCATGTAGTCTGGCCCGATGACGTAGCCCACGACCTCAAATTCGTCAGGCCCGAGGCCCAGCGGTTCGGTCCAGCCACCCTGGCGTTGAGGATATTTATGCACCACCACCATCGGGTCGAGCGTGGTGGTCGCGTCGGCCCAGCAGAACTCGGCGCCCCGGTACGATGCCTTGCGAAGTTGGTCGCGCCACCCCATCGCTACACCGTGTAGCCGAGATCAATGGTGAGGCCGGTGTCGGCCGAGGCGGTGGTGGCCCGCGCGGTGACACCCGGCGGCAGGTCGAGCGCCAGGCGCACCGTGCTTTCGACCTCGGTCTTCGCCGACGTGGTGCCCGCCGCCGATCCTGCCCCCTTGATCCAGTCGTAGAGCGCGCCCACCAGCGCCTCGCCGCCGGCGGCCCCGCCGGTCGCCCCCGCCATGCCGCCGGCGACGGTACCCGCCCCGGGTGCCACCACGCTGCCCAGTGCGCCGCCGGCCACACCGCCCAGCAGGCCGCCCAACGTCCGCCCGCCCGCCGTCCAGGCCGTCCGACTGTCGTCAGCCTGGGCGGCGCTGGCTACGTCGTAGGCACCAAGCCCCAGGGCCGCGATCAGGCCGGCATTGCGAAGCGCGAAGGCACCGATGCCGGCACCACGCGCGGCGACCCGGCCGAGCAGACTTTTTCCCTTCGCCTTGTTGGTTTTTTCGCCCGGCGTGTCGGTTTTGCCGTCGCCCGTCAGGTCGGCCACCCCACTGCCCGCGCCGGCACCCGGCCAGTTGGTGACGACCACCGGCACCGGCCCGGCGCCGCCCGGCACACCAGCCACCCCGGCGGCGGCCCCGGCGGCCCCGGCGAGCCCGCCGGGGTGACCATCACCCTTGCCGCGCAGATATCGGACTGTGTCGGCGGTCCAGCGCACCGCGTCGACCCCCTTCTTGATCGCGATCATCGCCCCCACCGCCCCGGCGCCCCAGGCCAGGGCGCGCATCGTCGCCTGGACTTGGTCGGGTTTGAGCGCGCCGATTGCGTCGGCCAGCTCGCCCACCGGGCCGGCGAGGTTCGCGTCGGCGAACTGCCTGCCCGCCGTCGCCAAAGCCGACATCGAGGCGTTGATGTTGCCGGCGTTGGCCCTGATCGCGTCAGCCTTGATGGTGGCTCCATCCGCGGCGACACCCAGGAACTGATCAATGCTGGCCAATCCTCCGGTGGCCTTGAATTCGGCGATGCCGGCGTTGAAGGCCCGCATCGCCTCGCCGTCGAAGATGGTCGAGAGCTTGGAAACATCCCCTTTCGACTTGGTGATCAGCTCCTTGTAGAGATCGACCGCCGACCGCATCCGCTTGGGGTCCTGGGGGTCCATCACACGGATCCCCACCGCTTTCAGCTTCTTGAGCTTTTCCGCGTCAGCGAAGGTGTTGAGCATCGCCTCGAAGGCGGTGGCCGCCTGTTCTGGCCCACCGACACCCTTGCGGATGGTCTGGGCCAGGGCGTCGATTTCGGCGGCCGCGGCGGGACCGGTACGCCCCATCGCGCCATACGCTGCGGCCAGACGCTCGCCTTGACTGGCCAGATCCTTGAAGGCGAAGGCGCCGGCCTTCCCGGCGTTGATCGAATGGTCGATCGCTGACAGGATACCCTCGGGCGATTCGATCCTGAACTTCTCCTTCAACTGGCTCATCCAGGCACCGACGTCGGCACCGTCGGCCTTGGTGGCGCGGATCGCGAGACCGATGTTGCGGATGTTGGCGACTGCGAAGTCGAAGTCGCCGGTCTTCTCGACGATCGCGTCGAAAGCGTCGAGGATCTGCGACGGGTCGATGCGGATGTCGGGCGCCTGGGCGGTGGCGAACAGCGTCTCCTTGAACTTGCCCATCTCGGCCGCCGACTTGTCGGCGGTGATGCCCATGTAGTTGAGCCGCTCCTGAAGGTCGCCGACATACTTGGCGGCGGCGGCCGCACCGCCACCGGTGATCACAGCGGTGTAGCGGTTGCCCAACCGGTCAAGCGCCGTGCCGACCAGCCCCATGGTGCGCGACAGCGCGCCGACATGCTGGCCGCCGCGCTTGGCGAGGCCGCCGAACGCCCGCTCCAGGCCCTCGACCTTGGCCTGGGCGTCGCCCCGCACGTAGAGGCCGAGATAGGTGGTCAGGTCACTCATCGTCTCAAACCTTGATCAGCCCGATCAGCCGGTGCAGGTCCCGTCCCGTCATCGCCAGCACGTCGGCGCGTGCCAGACCCGTCTTGCCCGGCAGCACCACCGCCAGGCGCCAGAACAGGTCACGATGACGGATTGCCTCGCCCCCGCTCGGTCATCCGGTCCACCGCCGCCTGTCCGGCTGCGTCGAGGCGTTCGGCGCCGGCCTGTATCGCCACGAAATCGGCCGGTTCGAGTCGGGCGAACAGGTCGAGCGACAACGGCCCGTCGAGGATCGTCTCGCCCGCCTTGTCCACCAGACGCCGCACCTGCCGGCGCAGCAGATGCACGCCCGACAGCGTCGGGCTCGCCACCAGGTGGTATTGTCCGTCAGGGCCGAGGACGCATTTCTCGGCATCCTCACCGGCGCCGATGATGTCGGCGGTGGACAGTTCGCGCAGCACCGCCCGCACCGCGACGTGATCGCCGTAGTGGCTGCCGGTCGGCAGCGGGATGTCGATATCGGCCATCAGATTTCCTCCGGCGCACCGGTGGCACTGCCGATTTCGAGTTCCACCTCGCCCTTGCCGCTGCCCCATTTCGGCGGGATCAGCGTGAGGGCGTCGCGGAACAGGATCTTCTGGCCGGTGTCGAGCGTGGCGATGCAGGTCGCGTCGACGAAGGAGAGATCGGAGAGCTTTTCACCGGCGGCGATCTGCGCCTTGGCCTTGAGATACCCGCTTTCATATTCCACGGTGTAGCCGGTCGGCTTGCCGTCGGCACCCATGTGGATCGTGCGTTTTTCACCGCCCAGGTACACCTCGACCTCGGGGAGGGCGCGAAGAAGGGTGCCGTTCTTGGTGATGGTGGCGTTGCCCGCCAGCTTGCCGCTCATGGGGCACTCCTTAGTTGGTGAAATCGATGCGGGCGGCGAACACCCGGAACTGGTTGACCAGATCGGGCGGGATGATCGCGTTGAAACGGTTGGGATCGTTGTCGTCGCGCTCGACCGCCAACTCGGCCTTGAACTGGTCGATACCCTCAACCAGCCCGGCATCCTGCCAGTCGTAGGCAAGCGCGATCAGTTCGTCCCTGATATCCTGGGGCCGCGCCACGAATTGACCGGGCCGCTTGACGTACGAGTCGCCGGCTGCCTTGTGGCGGGGGAAACGCTGGGCGATCCGAGCGCGCATGCTGTAGCGCAGGAAGGACAGTGTCTTCACCGTCTCCAACTGCCGGTAGGAGCTGTCTTCATACCCGGCGCCATTGCGTTGGTAGCTGGTGATGATGTTGTCGAGGCGGACGGTGCCGTCGTCATCGACCCACCAGGTCGAGATGCCGTCGCGCAGCAGCAACTCGCGCACGGTCAGATCGAAACGGTCGGCCATGGGCGGGGGCAGGATGCGGGATCGGGGCAGGGCCAGGGTCTGGTAGGGCCGCGCCGGATCCTGTTTGGATTCGTAAGCGCAGATACCGGCGAGCGCCGCCGCCCACCGCCACGGGCTGGACGGGCTGTTGTGCCCGCCGACATAGGTGAGGTTGGGGCTGTTGCGCCCGTTGCCGAAGGTAGCCAGAGCCCCGTAAGTGCCGTGCCGGCCGACGTAATAATGCGCGTCGGTCATCACCATGCCACCCCACCGGCGAGCACCGTCTTCCTCCAACTGAACGAGGTTGGCGGTGTCGGTGTACGGGCAGACGATGTCCGTGAACCAGGTGCCGGCCACCGTCGCCAGAGCATCGCCAACGTCGGGATTCGCGGATCCGCCGCTCATCGCGGCCAGGGTGAAGGAGAGGCCGGGCGGCGGCGCCTCCTCATCGTAATATCCGACGCGGGCGTCGATGGCGTTGCCGCTCTCCCCCTTCCAGCGCGCGCCCCAGGTGACGCTGCCGGCGCCAGCGGTGGCGGTCACCGGCAGCGATCGCTCGGCGTTGATCGCGGCGGCCAGGGCGGTGGCCATCGCGCCAACGGTGTCACCGGCGCCGATGCCGACGCGAACGCGGGTACCGTCGATTCGCAGGGTCAGAGTGCCGCTCGCTCCCGCCGCGGCGGTAAAGGTCAGACTGCCGCTCGCCGCCTGCGCCGCCGCATCGTCGGGGAGCGCGATCAACCACGCTTCGGTCCATTTGTTGACGGCACGCAGGCAATCGGCCATCGCCCACAATTGCGAGCCGAGCCCGGCCAGCGCCGCCACGTCATCGGCAGTGACGAAACGGGTCGGGGTCAGGGGGGCGACCGTGCCGGCCGCGATCTTCTGACCGATGAGCAATATCCGCGAGGGGATACCTGCCAGCCGTTGGCCGGCGCGGCTGTTGTTGTACTCGACATATTGGCCCGAGGACCGCAGGTCGATCGGGATGGTGTTGAACTGGATCGCCATCGCCTACTCCTTGGTCTTGGATCTGCTGGCCGGGGCCACCGGGGCGGCGGGCACGGCCTCGGTCTCGGCGGGCGCGGCTTCGGCGGCGGCGATCGCCTGCGGGGTGGTCGGTACCACGTCGCCGACCCGCAGCGCTTGGCGCCAGTGCGGCGACATATCGACGACGCGGCCGTGGGCGGGCAGCGGCAGCCCGGTGGACGGGTCGCGGACAACCAGGGGGCGGCCGTCAAGTTCGGCCGGTTTGACGGCAATTTTTGCGCTCATCACGGGGCTCCTCGGGGGTGGACGACGTCGCGGGCGTCGGGATCGGCGGCGGGCAGCGGGGGCGTGACGTTGCCGAGCGGCGGGATGTCCCACGCGGCGTCGAGAATCAGGAACTCGCCCAGGTCGTCGTCCTGGACCGGAGAAAGATCCTCGAACCAGATCGTCGCGAACCGGCAGGCGTAGACCGACACCGCGCGGCGGTTGACCGCGCCGTTGAGGATCGAGGTGATCGCACCCGGAGTGATCGGCTGGATCTGGTCGTCGAAACCCAGCATCTGTCCTTTGAGCAACGTCCGCACGTCCCAGGCGATCTGGTAGGACCCTACCGCGCCCACGGCGCCACGCCTGCGTGCCCGCTCGCCCCGGCGGTTCTGCGCCGCGACGAAGATGGTATAGCCGAGCGGCACGCTCTGCCCGGTGCTGGTCTCGCGTCCCTCGCCGACCCGTTCAAGCAGCACCAGGGCGCACGGGAACTTGACGCGGGCCTGGTCAAGGTCCTCCTCGCTGTCGAACTCGCCGGCGTAGGATCCCACCGTCAGGGTGTAGCCCAGCCGCCCGCCCGCCGTCGCGTCGGTCAGGCGCTTGATGATCGCGTCCTCGAGCTCGGCCAGGATCATCGCAGCACCTCGCGCAGATAGTCCTGCACCAGCCCTTCGACCCGGTCGGCGTCGGCGACGGACAGGCCGAGGTAGGGCCGCGCCGGGATGGTGACCCTGCGGCCCCGCCCGGCCGCCCCGCCGAACTGGTGAATCGCGCCGTACACCATGTTGGTCCCGACCTCGACCCGGTCGGCGGCGGGGCGCGCTGTGATCGAGGCGCGCAGATGGCCGGCGCGAAACAGGATGCGCATCGACGCCATGCCGCGGCGCGCCTTGGCGCGAAACTGCATCCGCTTGGTGTAGACGCGGCCGACGCCGCCCAGCCGGTCGATCACGGTGTCAGCCGCCAACGCCCGCCAGCGACGCCCGTCGGGGTCGGTCTGGGTGTCGAAGCGCTCGCGCGTGCTCTGGACCAGGCTGGCGCCGACGTCGCGCATCAGCGGCGTGCAATCGGCCAGCCGGTCGCCGGCCCGGCGGAGCACCGCCTGTACCCGACCAAGGCCGTTGAAGTCGGCGACCAGGGATGCGCCGCTCACGGCCAGTCGCTCCCCAGGTTGGCGCCGGTGCGGCGCGGTGCGGCGATGCCCGCCACCTGGGGCCGGGTCCGGGCCGGGGGATCGCCGCCGGCCGGCAGGCCCAGGTCGATCAGTCCCTTGGCGATCTGCTCCAACTGGCGGACCGCATCTTCGTAGTCCACCCTTTCCCGCCCGTCGGGCTGATCGGAGAGGCGCCAGCGCGCGATCGACACGCCGATCCCCCGCAACACGCCGGGCACCCGAGGCAGAGGCAGCACCGCGACGCGGGCGACGTAGGCGTCGATTTCGGCGTCCGCGGCAGCCAGGGCCGCCGCCAGAATCGTCTGATCGACGGCGCCGACTTCCGCGCGGTCGGTCAGCTCGATCAGGGTGTCTTCGCCGAATGCCGCCAGCATGTCGTCAGGGGTGGCGTAGCTCATCGTCAGGCCTCGCGCGTGACGCGGCCCAGCTCGACCAGGTCGGCCAGTGCCGGATGATCGGGGACGGCGGCGCCGGCGTTATACCAGCGCCCGCCGAGCTTGACCGGCGAGAGAGCCCGTCCGCCGGCCGGGATGGGCGCGGGCTCGGCCGGCGACGGGGTCGGGGTGGTCGCGGGTTCCGCCGGCGGCGGGGTCGGGGTGGTCGCGGGCTCGGCCGGCGCGGTGGTCGGGGTGGTCGCGGGTTCGGGCGCGGCCGGGGCGACGGGGGCGACACCGCCCTTGCCCTTCGGGGCCGTCACGACACCACCGTCTCGAAGAAGAAGCCCAGGTCGGAGGCGACCACCAGCTCACGCACCGCCTCGCCGACGCGCACCGTGGTCCCACCGCGCAGACCCCGCTTGGGCTCGGGGATGTCGCCGGCGATGCGCCCCCCCCACTGAGCGGTCAGGGCGAAGGTCGGCCGCCCGTTCTGGAGGTTGGCCAGCTTGTCGCGCACCAGCAGCGCGCAATGCTTGCCCCACACCCGCTGACGGCTGACCGCTTGGCCGGGCCGCGCGACGTTGACCCAGCCTTCGCCGACGATGATCTCGTCCAACTCGAACAGGGTGGCGACCTCGGCCCGGGTCGCGATGCCGCCGCCGGTGTTGAGCTTGCCGACGCCGGCAAGAATCTTGGGGTGGCTGTTGAGCTTGGACCAGGCCGGCCGGCCGAGCAGCGCGACGTTGGGGCGGATCACGCACAAATCGAGCGCCGTCTTCACGTCGTCGATCGGGTCCGAGTGGGCGTAGTCGTCCCAGCGGTCCTCGCCGGCCAGGGTCAGCTTGTTGGCGGCAGCGTAGTTGGCGGCGCCGAACAGCAGGCTGGCGGTGCGTACCTCGCGCCCCAGGGCCAGAAGGTCGGTCAGGTTCTCGGCGGCGGTGGCGAGCGGGTCGAACCCGGGAATCGCCTTGGCGTTCTCGATGTCCTTGTTGGGCACGAAGTCGTCGATGCCGAAATCCTCGGTCGAGCCGTCGGTTTCGGTGGCGGTGAACTCGATTTCAGTGGGGACGCCCTTGCGACCGACGCGCATGTCGGGAACGGTGAACTTGGCCCCCACCTCGTGCTTGAGCCACTTGAACGACTCGCCGGCGACGGGGACGCGGGGCGCCACCTCGTCGGCGATCAGCTTGGCATTGCGGTAGGCGAGCGCGACGCCGGTGAGGACGGGGTTGACGGGAAAGGGGGCGAAAGTGGTCATAGGGGCTCTCCGTTAACCCTGGATGCGGGTGGGGGCGACGCTGACCAAGCCGCAATCGCCGAGCACGCCGGAGATTTCGGCCCAGCCGACGATGTGGACATTCACGCCGGCGGCCGGCGCGGCCTTGACGGCGCGGCCCTGGGCGTCGGCGGTGAGCGGGTCGCCGGCGGTGACGGTGCCGCCGTAGGTCACCTCGGCCAAGTCGGACTTCACCACGTCGATCCGTCCGCCGGCGATGACGTCGAGACGCTCGGCGACACCGGCCAAAGCCGCGGCGCCGTTGACCGCCTGGGCGACCAAGCCGTCGGCCGTGCCAAAGGTGACAATGCGTCGGGCGGTGACGGCGCCTTCGGCGGTGTAGGTCTTGATCAGGCCGGGATTGGCGGACATGCGCTCAGCTCCTTTTGGTGACGTGGGCCAGCGCCTGGGCGGCGCTGACCGGGCGGCCGGTGGCCTCGGCCTCGGCCTGATAGGCCGTGATCGCCCGGGCAATCGCCTCGGGCTGGGCGAGGTCGATGGCGTCCATGCCAGTACCCTCCATGCGCCCCAGCATCACCAGCGGCGGCGCGGCATTGAGGCGGCGGCGCAACGCCGCATGCGGCGTCAGGTCCAGGGTCTCGCCGTCCGGGCCGGCCAGGGCGATGGTGGTGTCGATCCCGGCCAGTGCCGCCAGTTCGGCCAGAGTGTGGTCGCGTTCGGTCGGGCGCAGCCGCCCCTCCTTGATCAGGCGGTCGACCAGCTCGGCGTCGGCGCCGGCGCGGGCCTCGCCTTCGGCGGCGGCCAAAGCCACCTCGCGCCGGTCGAGGGCGGCCTCGCGCTGGTCGAGGGCGGCGGCGCGCGCCACGAGATCAGGGTTGGGGTTGGGCATGGGATCTCCATCGGGGTTGGCGAAGCTGGTGACCGGCACGTCGGCGCGGATCGACGCCTCGATGTCGGCGGCGGTGGTGGTGAGGTTGTCGATCACCCAGGACTCGACCACGCGGTCGGCGGCCTCGATGCCGTCGCGCTCGATCGTCTGGTCGCGCAGCCGAGACAGGGTCTGGGCGATCTGGCGGACCACCCAGGGCAGCCGCCAGGCCCAGTCGGGGGCTGCCAGGTCGACCGCCACCGCGCCGTCGTCGGCCCCGCCGAACGCAACCGGCTTCAGGCCGGACACGGCCGGGGCGCGGGCGCCGAGCCATCCGAGATGCTTGGGATAGAGCTTGCCCGGGCGGGGGTTGCCGGCGGCTTCGCGCGGATAGAAGCTGAGCGATCGCCGCGTGTAGCGCCCGGCGCGCACCAGGTCGGCAAAGGCCGGGTCGACTTGGTCGAGGTCGCATAGCAGCACCGGGGCGGCGGGCTCGCCCTCGACCCGGAGCGAACGCATCCAGCCATAGGCCGGATCGTCCATTTTGGGATGCCCGACCACCGACGGCGCATCCTGCACGGCAGGGTCATAAGACTCGGCCAGCTCACGCAGGTCGGCCGGGGTCACCGTCACGGTTTGCCCGTGCGCGTCGGTGAAGGTGCCTGGCCGCAGGATTTCGACGCCGGTGAGGGTCAGGGTGTGCACGTGCGATCGTCTCCCATGGGGTGGACCATGGGGCGACGATAGGAGCTGCGGACCTGAGGGTCAGACCTGAAGGATTTCACGGTGGGGCGGGCCACCGGCCGGAATTGTCGCCCCACGCCGGCGCTGACGCAACCAGCAAGGTGGGCGGCCCACGGATGGCCCCCGTGGCGGCGCTCTAACGGTGGGTTAACGCGCCATGGGCACCCCCTCCGCTAGGGCGTTGCCCGAATGGGTGCGGGCGCGTAAAATGGGCCTACGACGGCGATGGTGGGGAGCGGCCCTGTCAACCATCGCCCGGCGCTCCGCCGGCCGCTCCGGCGAGGGCCCCATCCTGATCATGACCGCCCATAGAGCAACTTGCCGACGCGCGAGCGCAACAGGTCGCGAGGCCGGTCGGAGGGGACGAAGGTCCATGCCTCCAGCCGGCCCTTGTTGACCTGGGCCGACAGCATCAACGCCCCCTTGTCGAGCGCGACCATCTTGACCAAGCGGCGGCGCAGCTCGACCTTGCCGGTCCCCTTGTGCTGCTCGAACGCCATCCAGATCTCGTAGGGGTCGGTCAGCAGGTCGGGAAGATGCGGCACGAACGGGGCGCGCTTGGGATCGACGTGGCCGCCCAGCGCCGCGGCGTCGACGATCACCCGCGCCCCGTCGGGCAGGGTGTAGACACGCTCAGGCCCGCCGATCACCCGCTCGATCAGCGCGGTCAGCCCGGCTTGGTCCGGCGTCTTGGGCGCGAGGCCGCCCTTGGCGGCATCGACCGGGATCCGCTCGGGCCGTCCCTCCGACTGCCAGTCGCCCGGGGTGAGCCTCTCCCATGCGCCCCGACTCGCCGAGCGCCACTGATCCATCACCTGTTCATTCAGCCGGTGGCCGAACGCCGCCTCGCCCACGTTGTAATCGAAACCCGGGTCGATACCCTTGGGCACCGTCACCACCTTCTTTCCTTCCGGGGTGGCGACGGTGCGTTCCACCATCGGGTCGGGTGGCGGGTCGTCGGAGATCTCCCAGCCGGCGGCGCGGGCGGCGCGGCGCGACAACACGTCCGCCTGACAATGGCAGCCCCAGGCGTTGATCGGCCACCACGTACGCCAGAACGGATGAGACAGTGGCAGGGTGATCCCATGCTTGGCCTTGTGTTCGGGGCGCTCGTTGGGGCCGTGGTTGTGGCGGTAGCGGCCGATCGGATCGTCCAGTTGCTGACCCTGCTGCCAGCGGCCGGCGCTGAACGCCTGGCTCAGGTTGGTGTTGTAGATCACCGCCGAGCGCCAGCCGCGCGCACCGTTGTAAGACCAGCCGTGGGTGCGCACCAGCGCGTCGAAATCCTTACGGAAGTCGGCTAGGGTCCGCCCCTCGGCGATGGCGCGGCCGATCGCCTCGTGAAAACCCGCCACCAACTCTTCGGTGGCGGCACCCGCCACGATGAACGCGCGGGCATGTTCGCGCCCCCAGATGTCGGTCCACGCCTTGGAGGGCAGCGCCAGCTTGGCGCGGTGGTAGTCGATCGCCTCGGCCATCGCCAGCCCCTCGGCCCCGACCCCCGCCGCTCTGTCCGCCGCCGCGTCAGCCATCGCCAAGCCGCCCGGCCAGGTTGGCCAGCGCCATGCCGCGCCCCACCACCAGGGCGAGGTCGCCGACGTCGAGGGCCGGCACCAAGTCTGTCAGGCGGGGCAGCACGTCTGCGAGCGATCCGCCCTCGGCCTCGACCTGGGCCAGCAGGTCGCGCACCTGCCCCACCAGATCGTCCATCGGACCGGCGGCGGCCTGGTCGAGTTGGTCGACCAGGGGCGCGACCGGGTCATGCGGCCGCGGGTCGGCGGCAGGCGACTCCGGCGCCGCCAGAGCCGGCGGGTCGGCGGCGCCGGAGTCGGGAGCACCTGGATCGGGGCCGGCTGCCGTGACGCGCCCGGTGTAGACCCAGCGCCCCAGCGCCTGGTCCGCCAGGGGGGCGGCGGGGTCCTCGGGCTCCCAGCCCGACCGACGCATTTCGTTGACGTGGGAGAGCGCCGCCGAGGCGGCCTTGAGCTGCTCCTGCGCCGTCTTGGCGTCCTGCTCCTCCTCGCTCGGGCGGGGCCGCCAGACGCGCGGCGGGGCGGCGCCCGGATGGTTGATTTCGGTCAACCAGGTCAGCACCTGGCCGTTGAGGGTCGCCGACAGCAGGTCCGAATCGGCGTCGACCACCTCGTCCTTGACGGCCTGGTGCACCTGGCCCAGGGCGCGGGAGCCGGAGACACCTTCGGTGGTGGTCAGAGTCTCGCCCAACACCGCGATGGTGATCATCTTGTCGCAATAGGCGACCAGCTCGGGATAGGTGACCTGGCCGGAGCGCGCGGCTTCAAGAAAATCGACTGACGCCTCCTGAGGGATGGTGATCGCCGCTTCCTGGGCGACGCCGGCCAACTTATCCAGCAGCCGCCCTTCTTCCTCTTCGGTCATGGTATCGGGAACCTTGCCGACCACGGTGGGGCTGCCGAACTTTTCCGCGAACGTCATCCAGAACTGGGTGGCGAGGCGCTTGAAGAATACCCACCAGTAAAGTTGGTGCCCGAGGCCGCGCCCGTAGGGGTCGCCCACCACGGCGCCGAAGCGGTGGACGACGAATTTGCGCTCGGGCGCGACCTCGCCGGTCCAGGAGTTGTCGCGCGTCAGCACCCGCAGCTCGCCCTCGGTCCCGAACACGAAGCGGCGCTGGTTGCCGGCCTCAGCCGCCACCGGGACGAAGAAACCGTCGCGCACGTCCCACACCAGCTCGGCAACGGCGTAGCCCTTCAGCGTCGCATCCATCAGGTCGAGGCACAGGCGGTCGAACGACAGACCCCAGTCGCCGGCCAGCCAGCGCCGCGCCAGGTCGGCCGCCTTCTTGTCGTCGCGGCGGGGGCCGCCGGGATCGACGCGCCACTCGCGCGCGATCAGCGCCAGCTTGCGTTTTTGCAGCACGGCGTGGGCCAGGGGGTCGCGCTCGATCTCCTCGTAGATCTTGAGGCCCTTGGCGCCGCCCTGCTCGATCAGCACCCCGTCTGTGGGGCGCATCCGATCGACGTACCAGGCGATGGTCGGGTCGGTGCGCGGCGTGGCGATCCGGGTGCGCAGCCCGGCCCTGGCGGCCGGGGTGTCGGGGCGGTCGATCATCGATGTACGAATCCCTCATAGCTGGCGGTGACGGCGCGCCGACCGCTGGAGCGCACGCCGACGCGCCCCGATCGGATGCTCTGGGCCATCTGCCACAGCATCTCCAGCATGTCGGGGCCGTCGTCGTGCGGATGTTGGGGGTAGAAGCGCAACTGCTCCAGCAGCACGCCTTGGCTGGGGTGCAGGCGGATCAGGCCGTTGCGGACGTGCGGCTCCAGGCTTTCGATCCGCAGCGCCTTTTCGGTGGTCGACTTGATCGGCACCATTGGGATCGCCACGCCGCGCTGGGCCGAGTCCTTGACCAGTTGGCGGGCGAAGAATGCCTGGAACTGCACGGTTTCAACACCCCATTTCAGGCACTTATACTGGCGGTGCAGCGCCTCGATGTCGGCGATGATGACGCTGGGCACGCGGCGGCGGATCGACGCCTCGACCACGTCGAGGATGCCGGTGACGCGATTGAAGCCACCGACACCGATCGCCGACGGGTCGCTTTTTGGTCCCCCGCCCAAGCTGGGGTCGCACGCGCCGACGAACACCCACTCCGAGAGGCGCGACACCCAGAAGGTGATGGCGCCGAACATCTGGTTCTCGCCATCGGTGGGGGCATTTTGGTATTCCGAGGCGAAGGCGGCGTCGCCGATGCGCACTCGGATCTTGAGCAGTTTGACCAATGGCTGAACGGTGGGCCACAGCACCTCGGATCCGGCCAGCATCTCAATTTGGTTGTCCGCGAAGAATGTGTCGGCCTCGGCCTCGGCGGTGGTCGGGTCGCCGTTGCGCAGGATCCCCTCCCACCGCTCCCACAAATCCATGCGGTCGGGCCAACGGATCACTGCCTTGAACACCCTGGTCCGCCACATCGGGTTGCGGCTTTTGCGCATCGCCACCGCGTCGTAGTGCAGAAAGGTGTTGACCCAGATCAGGTCCATCGACCCGTCAGGCGGACCCAGGGGCTCGACCGTCTTGTCGAGCCAAGCTTCGAGCTTGCCGCGCTGCTCAGGCGATTTGACGTTCTCGTCGTTCTCCAAATCATCGGCGATCACCAGGTCGGGGCGCTGGGCGCCGTGGCGGAAACCGCGCAGCGCCTTGCCGGCCCCGCCCACCTTGACCTTGGCGCCGGTTGCGGTGACGATTTCGTACGCCTGCCACACCGGCCCCGGACCTACGTCGTCGGGATAATCAGCGGCGAGGCGCGGGTTGAACTCCAGTTCGGTCTTGATTCCCTGAAGATGGACCGCCGCCTGGTCGAGGGTGTCGGACAGGATCACCGGGAACCGTTTCAGCCGCCGGATCAAGCACCACAATGTGAACAGCAGCGACACCACCGTGGACTTGGCGTTGCCGCGCGGCGCCGCGACCAGCTCGCGCCGGCCCTCGGACGCGCGGGCCACCGCCGGCAGGTGCCGGTACAGCCAGAGGTGGAAGGCGCTGGGCGCGCCCTTGACGTAATGCGGAAAGTAGGTGACGGCGAAGAGTTCGAAGGCGTCGTCGTCGTCGGACAGAACCTTGGCGCGCCGGGCCGCCGCCGCCGCCGGGTCGAGGTCGAAGCCTGGGCATTCAGTCTCGATGATCCGGCGCTGTTCGGCCGCCAGTTCGGCCAGCGATCTCAGGAAGTCGTCGGCGGTGACCGTCTTCTTACCCATGGCCTAGCCGTATTTCTTGGCGATCGCCGCCCCGAACGGTTCCAACACCTCGACCAAGGCCGAGCGATGCTGGGGATAGTGCTCGGCGACGAAGCCGGCGAGGTCGGCCATCAGTTCGGTGGCGACCGCGAAGCGGCCGAGGTCGGGCGCCGCCTTGGCAACCGCCGACATCGTCTTTTGGAACGCATCGGCCAGCCTTGACAGGATCTCGGCCTTGTCCTTGGCCGGCATGCCGTCGGCGCTGCGCACGCCCTCGACCGTTTCCTGGTACATCAGGAGGAAGTCGTGCAACACCAGTTGCGCCAGGGTGGAGGCTCCCGACGAGGTGAGCGAATGCGCGGCGCGCGCCCGGTCCCAATCGTCGCCGGCGCCGGCGTCGGCGGTCTTCCATTTGCGGGCGGTGTCGTAGGGGACGCCCGCCCGTTGTGCGGCCTGGTCGAGGTCGAGCTTGTCGATGACGTAGCCATCGCGAACCTGCCGGCGGATCTCGGGCGGATGGGCCATCTCAGCCCCCCAGCCGACCGCGCGCCGCGGCGGTGGCAAGCCGCATGATGGTTGCCGATGACGGCGCCTTGACGCCCGGCAGGGCGGCGCGGCCCGACGCCACGTCAGCCCCCTTGCGGGTGATCGTCACCACCAGATCGGGACCATCGTCGCAATCGATCAGGCCACGCTCGGCCAGCCAGAACAGATGGTCGCGCAGATCCGCTTCGGGCAGGCGCAGCGCCTTGGCGGCCAGGTTGGTCTGCAACCACGCGAGGGTGGGAGCCGGTGCCACCCCCGGCACCACGACACGGCCTGTCGCCACGTCACGGCCAAGGTCAAGGATCAGCGCCCCAATCACGCCGTCGTCGTCGGTCATCAGCGCAAGGTCGGCACGGTCGAGCCAAGCCAGCGTCGCGACCACCTGATCCCGCGTGGCGGCCTGTCCGTACTCCGCCGCCAGTTCCTCGATCAGAGAGGCGCTGGCGGCGCGGCCCGGCACCCGGGACAGCAGCCGCAGCACGACGTAACGTCGCCAGGGATCACCCCCCCCTTCCATCAGCGAGAGCAGCACCGCCAGTCGGGCGTGGCTGGCCAGGCGCTCGACGATGTCCATGATCACCCCTCTCTCTTCCCGGCCTTGGCGGCACGCGCCTCGGCCAATTCGTGCGACAACAGCTCGCGCACCAGATCCTGGGTGCCGTCGATGCTGGCCTTGACGCCCTCGATCGACACGGCGAGCGGTTTCAGCGCCGCGTCGATCAACTCCTCGATCTCCGTTCGCTTCGGCAGGTGATCCAGATCGGCGCGGATCACCGCGAACTCGGTCTCACCCTCGGCGAGACGCCGGTCGAGTGCGGCGTGAGCCTTGACGTGCCCGGCCTGCCACGCCTCGAAATCGTCCTGGCTGACCAGGGTTCGGCGCGCCGCCCAGGCCAAGCCGCCCCCCATCATGCCGAACACGCCCGCCAGGGCGCCGCCCACCTTGAGCAGCGTGTCGATAAGCCAGTCCCAATCCATCACGATCCCCCTCTCAGCGCCCCGACGCTCACGGCGTAATCGTGGCAGGTGCGGGCGAGGACGGCGCATTGGTCGGCGCGATCGGCCTCGGTCTGAAGAAATCCTGAAGCCTCGTCCGAAAGTCGGGAATCGGAGGGGGCAGCAGCAGAGCCGGCGGCGGCACCGGCGGTGCCGGGCACGACGCGGCAGGTGGCGGCGCGTCGGCCGGGGTCGTGCAGGCCCCGAGCAGCAACAGCAGCCCGAGAGGCGGCAGCCTGCGCCGCCAGATCGGCAAGAGCCTGGGCATGGTCGATCTCCATTTTGTCGCGGGCGGCGGTCCACGCCTGGTCATGGGCACGGGCGGTCTGAACCTGCGCCGCGAGGGCCTGGGCACTCGCCGCATGCTCGGCGTTGATGCGCGCCGAGCACTGGGCGTCCCGGTACCGCCAGACGGCGATGCCGGCGAGCGTGGCGCCGATCAGCGCGCCGGCGCCGACCGCCAGGGCGACGGATCCGGCCGCGCTCACAGCCGCGCCTCGATCATCTGGCGCCACCGGGCGATCGAGGCGACGTAGCCGGTGGTCTCGACGGCGTGCCGCCCGGTGACCAAGGGCAGGCACGGCGCGATGGCCGCCCAGGTCGCCGCGCCGTCGCAGGCCGCCTGCGCCTTCAGTATCGATCCCGGCCCGGCGTTGTAGCTGGCCTGGGCCAGCCGCTGGCGATCGTCGGCCGGGCGCGGCGCCGACCAGATGCCGCGCAGCTTGCGCATGTAATAGGCGCCGGCATCGATCGCCACCTCGTGATGCGGGCTGACGCGGCCCAGCCGCATCTCGCGGGTGATCTGCGCCCAGGTGGCCGGCATCATCTGGGCCAGACCGGCGGCGCCGACCGGCGACACGGCGCCGGCCTCGAGCCGGCTCTCCTGGTAAAGCTGCGCCTTCCATGCGGCCGGGCTCGGATAGTCCGGCCACCAGGTGGCGACGGCACGGGCGATCTGCCGATCATAGCGGTCGGGGATCACCGGCCCGGCCTGGGCGCCGGTGCAGCCGACCAGCAGGCCGACCAGCAGCGCCAGGGCGACGATGCGCAGGCCATAGTAGACGGCCAGCGCCAGCGGCTCGCGGGCGATGGTCTCCAGGGATTCGCGAAACGTCCTCTTGGCGCGCTGATCGAAGACGGACGACAGGGCGATCAGGCCGGCGGCGGCGGCCAGGGCGTAGACCAGCTTGAGGCCGGCGGCGGCAATCATGAAATCGTCGAACATGGGGGGCTCTCGCGCGGGGAAACTGGCGCGAGACTGAACCCTCCGAGGGGGATCGGTCAGACCTGAAGATTTTCAGGTGCCCGTCACCGGCGGGCGATGTAGGCCAGAAGCGGGGGAAGTTCGTCCGGGGCAGTGCCGAGCGCGGCGGGGCGTGGGCCGGACAGAATGTTGTAAACCGTCCGCTCGGTGCAGCGCAGGTCGGCGGCGATCTGGGGGATGGTTTTCCCAGCTTCGCGCAATTCCCAGACCAGGGCTCGTTTGCCCGGACCAAGGGGCACGTCGATTCGCCCACCGCCGTAGACACGGGCCAAGGCCTCGGCAGCTTCAGCGCCCACCAATACCACCACCGGGCTCTGCGGGCCAAGCCGCTGCGGCGCCGGGATGGACAGTGCGCGGCCGCCACGGATCTTCGACAAGTGCAGCGCCTTGGCCTGTCCGATCAATCCGACCAAATCGGCATAGCTGGGGGCGTTAGGGTTGGGCATGTTTTAACGCCTCCCCGCAGGTCATTGGCCGGCACTGAACCGCCCAGGGGTACCGGGGATCAAGCGGCGCCGGCCGGGGCGCGACCGTCACCAGGGCAGCCACCAGGGCCAGCGCCAGGGCGGCGGCGACGCTGCTGGGCCGGATCATCGCGTCCCCCGCTTGCCCAGCTCACGCGCCCGCCACGACTTCAGGCCCTCGACCACAGTCTGCGCCTGGTCGGGCGTCATCCACTCGGGGTCCTCGACCCCGGTCTGGCTCGCCACGAAGGCCCGCAGGCCCTCGCGGGTCGGGGTGCGGGGGATGGACAGGCGGCACATCTCACCCCAGATCGCAAAGACCTTGCGCACCTCGGCCTTGCCGCTGGGGGGGCGCCAGCGGCTACCCTCGGGGGCGGCGGGCTGGCCCGCCTTGGGCTTGGGCCGCCAGCCCAGGCGGGCGAACTCGGCCAGCACCGCGTCGAGCTGGCTGGGGGCAAGGCCGGCGGCGCTGTCGCGCCCGGTGACCCGGGCCAGCAGGGCACGGTAGCAATCGTCGCTCAAGGCGAGATCCTTGCGGGCGATGTGGATCTTGGCGAGGCGCGGATCACGGGGCATCGGTCAGCTCCTGGTACAGTGCGCGCAGTGCCGCCCGGCGCCGATCAATGCGCTCGGCCTTGGCCTTGGCGCGGTCTTCCCTATCGCGGGCCTGGCCGGCGGCGGCGGAAGCGGCAACGGCGGCCCGGCGCAGGCGGCACACCGCCTTCATGTCGCCGGCCGGGTCGCGACAGGCATCGACCAGGGCTTTGGTCGCCGCGACGCTGGCCATGGCCGCCTCGTGAGCCGCGTCACCCAGCCGCATGTACTCATCCCACGCCACCCGCCAGCGGTCGCGCGCTGCATCCCGCTGCGCCATGACCAGGTCGGCCGGGCGCCACAGGCCGATGTGCCGCACCAGGTGCAGCAGCTCGTCGCGGTCGAGGTCGTCGAGGGTGACGGGGCGGCGGTCAGCCATTGGATCCTCCCGGCTCGCGGTCGCGCAGCCCGTTGACGATCCCGACCAGATCAGGCCACGACAGGCCGGCGCCGATCGCCGCCTGAAGGATCGTCGCCACGTCGCGCCGGGGGTCGGGGGTACGGGCCTCGCCGGCCAGCGCCTCGGCGGCGGCGGCGCGCCGAAGCTCGGCCCCGGCCCGGGCGAGGTCGCGCCCGGCGGCGGTGTGGCCCAGGCGGTTGGCATAGGCGCGCATCGCCACGTCCCAACCCACCAGCGCATCGAGGAGCCGCCGGGCCGCCATGGTCAGATCTCCGCCTCGGCCAGGATGTCGGCGGTGATCTCGTCGATCTCCCGGGCGAAGGCGGCCAGCGTCTCGGCGTGCTGGTCGGCGGACGAGACGATGTACTGGTCCACGTCGCCGTAGCGCAGGCCGGTGGCACGCAAAGATTTGATCGCGTTGTCGATGTTGCGGCGACTTTGCGCCGCCATCCGGCGCGGGGTTGGCGTCGATGACATCAGATCCTCCTGACTTTTTTCGCCGTATATTCCAGTTCGGTGACGGCCATGATCGTCGGCTTGAATTCGTCCGGGGCGGCGTCGTATCCCCGCCCGAAACGACCATTCAGTTTCGGCAGCATGGCGCGCGGCACGGGCTTCCAGTTCGACGGATCGGTGTTGAGCTTGTTGCCGTCCACGCACTTCAGGGCATGACCGTCAGGGACCGGGCCATTCACCTTCTCCCACAGCCACCGGTGTTTCAGGACATAGCGCCGGCAGAACCCCGTGTGCGGGTTCCGCTCTTCGACGCTGATCTCGACGTATCCATCTTTGGACACGCGCTCGTGGCCGGCGAACTTGGTGTTGTGCGGCAGGTCTCCTTTCTTGAATTGAGTCCTGGCGCTGTTCGGATGGAAGGCCATCTTCAGCCCCTTATTGGCGGGGATGATGCCCTTCTCGAAGCAACCAGTGCGGCCGGTCAGCCAACCTTTGCGCTTGCACAAGGCGGTCAGGTTGGCCCGGGAAACGTCATCCCGACCAAATTGAGCGACGAACAAGGCATGCAGGTCAGCACGCGGCATGGTCCGTCGCGCTTCGACGAACGCCAGTTCGGCAGCACTGTAGGGGATGATCCGGCCCTTCATTGCGGCGCCTCGATCATCGGGAGATGTTTCATGAAGCGGTCGCCATGATCGGCAATGAGCTTGCACGCGGACAGTTGCAGGTTGGCGTTGTCGATGATCTGGTCGGCCACCTTGACAATCGCGTCCGCGCGCTTGACTTCCTGGTCGATCTGTTCGGCCGTCAAGGATTCGTCGGCAAGGCGTTCAAGCGCCATGAACAGGTGGTCGTTGAGGTCGGTCAGTCTGTTCTTCATCACGCGTCTCCTTCCTCCGGCGCCGGCAGGGCGAGACGCACGGCCGGCGGCAGGTTGTAGGGCTGGCTGGCGAGGACGCCATCGCCCTCCGGCGCCGGGGTGTCGACCCGAAGCAGCACGGTGCCGGCGATCGTCACCTCGGTCACCCAACCGGCGGTCTGGCGATGGCCCATCAGCTCGACGATGGCCCACCCCCGGTAGCTGGTGTCATCAGCCATCGGCGCGGCCCTCCCGCTCGGTGAGTTTGGCCTCGACCAGATCGATCAGATCGCCAAGGGTGGCGATGTCCTGCATCTCTGCGTCGCCGATCTCGATGGCGAAGGTATCCTCGGCTTCAGAGATCAGGGTGAGCACGTCGAGCAAGTCCATCAGCAGGTCGACGCCAAACCGCGCATCGCGCGACAGGGCCACGTCGTCGCCGGCCCACGGGGTGAGCATCGTGGCGATCATGGCGGCGGTGGTGGGGGTGACCGTGTGCATCACGCGTCCTCCCCATCCAAACCAGGCAGGGGATCGCCGGTCAGGCGTAGGCGGCCATGCGTGATGTCCACCCGCACCACGGCATACTCACCGACGCTGTAGCCGTGGTCGGTGCGGATCTCGACCGCCGGTCCGTACTTGGCGACGGCACGGGCCAGGGTGGCATTGAGGGCGGCGACCCGGTCGTTGATCTCGACGACATCGACCGGATCGATTATGCGCGGGGCGGTGGTGGGGGTGATCGTGTGCATCACGCGGCCTCCCCGGCGCTGACCGTGGTCAGGAGGTCACGCTCGGCGTCGGGATCGCCCCCCGCCTCGATCATCGTGTCGATCAGCCATTTGGCGGCGGTGGGCGTGTCGCCGTGCGCCAGCGCGTCGGTGACGTGACGCAGGCCGGCCCGGATCTGGGCCAGGATCTCCTCCGCCTCCGCCACCTTGCGCCGCAAGCTGGCGCGCGCGAACGCCTCGGGAGTGGGCTCGACGGCGGCGAGGTCGAGGGGCACCATCCGCCACTGCCCGTCCGGCGTGGTCCGGCGGTGGATGCGGATGTAACGCTTGCTGCCCACCACCCGGACCGCGTCGTCGATCGCCCGGGTGAAGTCGGCCCAGCGGGGATCGTCGACGTCCATCCGGCGCAGGGCCAGAATGGCGCGCACGTCCACCTTGCCCTCCTGATCGACCTTGAAGGCGCGCTGGATCAGGGTCATCAGGAAGGGGTCCACGCCCTCGCCGCGTTCGCGGATCATCGCGTCGAGCACCGCCTTGGCGGCCTGAAGCTCGGGGCCGAGGGCGATGCGCTCGGACACGGCGACCTGGACGCGGAGCAGTCCGTCGAAGCTGCCGAAGGTACGGTTGCCCTTGGTCTCGCTGGGCTCGACCCCGTACTCCTGCGCGATCAGGGCGTCGAGGGCGGCGATGTCGGCGTCGGTGTGGCTGGCGAAGCGGGTCAGTTCGGCCGACAGATCCTCGGCGTAGCCGGCGATCTTGCGGACCATCCCGTCCATCAGCAGGTCCATCGGCTTGACGTTGGCCTCGGCCACCAGATCGCCGCGAGCGTTGCGCAGATAGCGGGTGCCGTTGATCTCGACGGCCGACGGCAGGGTGTCCGGAGGGGTTTGCACGGGCAT